GATGAATTAGTTGAGTTTAATTTAAGACCTGTAAATACAGATTTTAGAAATCAACAATTAGTAAACCAAGGCATAGGACTTAGAGTAGGAGATACGGGTCCTGTATTTGCACCGGGTGAAGCACCTGTTACACAAGCAGACATGGATGCATTCAATCGAACACCTGGAAGCAATGTAATACCAACAGATCCAAGTCAAATGCTGCCACAACTTTCGACATTTACTCCAGGACAAACTATTGCAGGAGACACATTTGCAGCTGGAGATTTTAGTGATGTTGCGGGAACCTTAGCTGATCCTAGAGAAAAATTAGATATTGTAACACAAGAAGATGTAGACAATCCAGAAGGACTTTTAGCAAAGTTAGGTATAACAGGTTTTAATGCCCAAGAAGCACTTTTAAAAGCAGCTATTAACAAAGCAGTAGGTGGACCAATCACATTTGTAATTGATTTTTTAAAAGACACATTACCACCGCAAGACCCAAGACAAATAACTTTAAATGAACTTTATCCAGATAGGACTAGTGCAGGCACTATCGCTTCCGGATTAATGAAAGGATATAATCCTGTATCAGGTGGTTTTTTATATGGAATTACAGATGGTAGATTAGGAGAGCCTACAACATTTGGATTAGAAGAAGCATATAACACTAGAATAGCTAATGTTAGAGAAACACTTTCAAGACAGTATGGCTTAACAAAAGACGAGTTGGATCAAATAGAGGCAGGTAATATTACTGCAAAAATTAAAGCAAAAGCAATTAGCCCACTCATGAGTGAAACTTATGGAAAACCCACTGTAAGTAATAATGTGCAAAAATTAGCAGATTTAGCTGCAGGAAAAAAAGCAGAACAGTTAGCTCTTCGTGGTGCAACAAGTTTAGTTACAGGGGACATAGATAAAGATCCAACGGGTGATGCTAGTATTGCAGAGACACTGGCAGCACGAGATAGATTAGGTTTTATTGATGATATAGGTGTTGAAGGTGAAGACGAAGATAGATTTATAGATAATATTGGTGGCGGAATAGATCAAGGAGCTGTTGATTTAGGCACTATGGATACTACTGCACCAGATATAGTCAATGTTCAAGAAATTGAAGAAGCCATAAAAAGAGCAGAGGCTAACGCGTTACAAAAAGAATTAGAGGAGTATGTAGATCCTATTATGTTACAAGGAGATACTGGTGGCGGTGGTGAACCTCCTAGAGATGATGATAAACCTGCACCAAGTGGCCCACCATCAACTGGTTTTACGGCTCCAACTAAACAAGGTCAAAGTCCAAGAGGTAGCTCACCTGCAGCTGTATCAACTGCTGGACAAGCTGGACCACCAAGTCAACGAGGCGGCGGAGGTGGCGGCGGAGGCGGCGGAGGCGGCGGCGGCAAGATAGTCTGCACCATGATGAATGAGTCTTATGGCTTTGGATCTTTTAGAAATAAAATTTGGTTAAAACACTCAAAAGATTTAGCACCAGAATATCAAATAGGGTATCACAAAATATTCTTACCACTCGTAAAACTATCTAAGAAAAATATTGTTCTTAAAAAAGCATTAGAACATATTGCAGTGCATAGAACTATCGACATTCGACAAGAATCAAGGGGCAAGGTTCATTTGTTAGGTAGAGTATATAGAAAAATACTAGAACCAATCTGTTACTGGGTAGGAAAGAATGCCAAAAGATAACGCACTACAAAGAATAGAATCACACGAAAAGCTATGCCGTATCATGCAAAAGCAAACTTATGATCGCATGCAAGAATTACAGGGGCAGATAACTAGAATAGAGAGAATACTACTGGTATCTATGGGTTCTGTTATGACTGGTATGGGCGGTGTAATTGTAGTGTTGTTACAGAAACTTTAGATCCAAGCCTTTAACTCTTCACCCATAACTTGACTTGCAATATTAACTTTTTTACGTAAGGCTTTCACAATTCTTTCATCAACTGTATCTTCACAAATAATATCAATGTATGTCATAGGTTTTTCTTGGCCTATACGATCTATCCTAGCCTCTGATTGTTGTCGTTTCTCAAGATCATAACCGTTAGAATAATAGATCATATTACTAGCTGCTGTAAGTGTAATACCATATCCACCTGTTTGTGGTGTGCCTATAAAAAATCTACATGCATCATCTTCTTGAAATCTTTTTATATTCTGTTGTCGTTCATCTTGTGGTGTCAAACCATAGTAATCAACGAAACTATTGTTTCCAAAGTCTTTAACAACTGCTTTTATAATTTGTCTGACATCATTTTGCCAATGTGCCCATATAACAACTTTACCCTCTAGTTCACCCAACACATTAATTAGTTCATCTAAACGATTGCTGTTTATTTCTTGTGTGGTGCCATCGTCAGCTTTAAAATGGCCACATGTAATTTGTTGTAATCGCATTAATTGTGTTAGTGCATTTGCAGTAGTTATCATCTTGCCGTTCATAACAGCCAGTGCTTCTTTCTTCATTTGTTCATACACTTTAAATTGATCTGGTGTTAGTTGCACAGTTCTTTTCATAAAAGTTTTTTTAGGTAAATCTAAGCAGTCATCTTTTAGCACTCTGTCAGAAAAAGGTTTTAGTTTATCAGATAGTTCACCAAGATTTTTATAACCAACAGGTATTTCAACAGATCTACCACCAAAGTTCATCTTTCTCATGACAGCATATCTAGTTCTAAATGAGTAGAAAGATTGATGATCTAGTAACCATGGGTCTAAAAATTCACATTGTGTGTATAGATCAAGTGGTGATTTAGTAACTGGTGAACCCGTTAGTATTCTTTTATATTGTGCATACTTTCCTAGTGCCACTATGTTTTTAGTTCTTTTAGCTGTTGGATTTTTTATAGTTGTAGACTCATCTATGGCCATCATGGTTCTGTGTGAATTTAAAAATCTAGCCGCAAAGTCCACACCTTTTTTAGTTGATAAAGACTCAACATTCATAATTAATATATGTAAATCTGTACCTGTTTTAAATAAACTATCTAAATATTTTTGTTGTTGTTTTGTAATATTGGCCTGCCATAACACCATGTTTTTTTCTATGTGATCTGGTAGGTGTGTTGGTATTTCAGAACTATACCAGTTCTTATATACACCTTTTGGTGCCACAATTAGAACACCATTGATCTTACCATTGTCATAAAGTATGGCCGTATTATCTATTAATACCTTTGATTTACCTGTACCCATCTCCATAAAATAAGCAAAACATTTCTTATCCCATGACATTTCTAATGCCCTAAGCTGATGTGCGTATGGTTTAGTTTTAAATTTATAATTCATAATTTTTCTCCTGTATCGCTTGACATATAATCTATGATCGATTATATGTCAACACATGAAAGAAAGTATAGTATACATAATACAGGAAGTACCAGGTACTAGAGAAGGCAACCCAAGAATAAATATTATGGGTGCATCTAAATATGGTCAGTTTAAATTTTTACTACCAGAGTCTTCGCAAATAATTTTTTCTCCAGGTCCATTAGTTTTTAAACTAAGATCGTTGTTAAAAAATTTTAACGAGAATGATTATTTACTTCTTACAGGAGATCCTGCTATAATCGGTGTTGCATGTTCTATAGTTTCTGACATGACCAATGGTAAATATAATTTACTAAAATGGGATAAACAAGAAAGGACTTACTATCCTATATCAATCAATCTTTACGAGAAAGGTAATACAGATGAGTAACTTACAAAAAATGTTTATCGAGGATGCACCTCAACAGGTAAACGACATAACAAATCCTGAAACATTATCTAGCCATGTTCTTGAACTACAGAAGCTAGAGGATGAAATTAAACAGGAAGAAGAAAAACTATCTGCAAAGAAAGCACATGCAGATAAGTTATCACAACAAGTGATACCAGAGATTATGGAGTCCATGAACTTAAAGACAATGAAGTTAAAAGATGGATCTGCAATCGAGGTAAAAGAAATTTACAGCGCAACTATACCTCTTGATAAAAGAGATGGCGCATACAACTGGCTTCGAAACAACGACCTAGGTGATTTGATTAAGAACGAAATCACTGTTTCCTTTGGTCGTAACGAAGATAACAAGGCGCGTGAATACGCTAACCTTGCCGAGAGTAATGGGTATCAGCCCCAACAAAAGTTGAAGGTAGAGCCCATGACTCTCAAAGCACTATACAGAGAGCGAGTCGGTAAAAACTTAGACTTACCCTCTGAACATTTTAATCTGTTTAAGGGAAACAAAACAAAAATAACAAGGAGTAAATAAGATGAGTGAAGAAGCAAGAGACGTAGTAAAGAAGGAAAGCGGTCAAGTCGCAACTTTGGACTTTGTAAAAGACTCAGGTATGGGTCTAGAAAACATTGACAAAGAGGACTTAGCATTACCTTTTTTGAAGCTGTTACAATCAGGTTCATACGAGACTAAAAAGAAACATGCAAAGTATGTGGAAGGCGCAGAGCCCGGTATGTTTTATAATACAGTTACAAAGAAACTGTATGATGGTGAAAAAGGTATAGAGGTTATACCTGTTTACTATAAGATGACATACCCTGAATGGGCACCTTTTGAAAAAGCAGAAGGCAGACCTGTGCATAATGATCGAGGGCCTGAGATCATGTCTCAAACAACACAGAATGATAGAAACAAGGACATGTTAGCTAATGGTAATGAGATTATCAAAACAGCTAACCACTTTGTTATTATTCTAGGTAATAAGCCTGAGAAGGCTTTGATGACCATGAAGACTACTCAATTAAAAACGAGTAGACAATGGAACTCACTAATAGAGAACGAGTTTGAAAGTGATCCTAGTAGTGGAAAGTCGGTGCCTGCACCAAGATTTTCAAGGATCTATAAATTAAACTCAGTAGAAAACTCTGGTAGTTTTTCTTGGCATGGTTACAGCGTAAGTCTGTTAAGAAAGGTAGATAATGCTAGCCTCTATCAAATGGCTAAAGAATTCTATGGTTCTTTAAAAAGAGGTCAACAAAAAGCTGAAGCCTCAACAGAGGACGCTAACTACTAATTCTTTCTTGAAAGAAAGATAGGGGTGGTAAAGGGAGACTGGAGCCACCCCACCCAGGGATCTTTATGGTTGATGATTTTATAGAATTGTTCACGGGATACCAAGGTGATTTTGGTATAGCGGACATGTCTTCAGCTCAGTTAGATACAGAAAAAAATAAACTTAAACCGAACTACGAATGGGCAGGACGACCCATAACACAGGGTGATTACAAAGATCACATACAAGGAAAGATATCCATAGGTATACAACCATGCAGATTAGATAAAACAACTACGTTTGGCTGCATAGATATTGATCCTAAAAACTATTCTAAATTTAAAATAGAAAATTATTTAGCACTATTTCAACAATACAAACTACCTTTGATACCTTTGCTATCAAAGAGTGGTGGCTTGCATTGTTATTTATTTTTAAAAGAACCAATACCAGCAATAGATTTAATATCGGCATTGAAATCTTTTCTACTGCCTCTTGGACTAGATCCCACGACAGAGGTTTTTCCTAAACAGAAAGAACTAAAGGAAGATGACAAAGGCGACATAAAACCAGGTAACTTTATAAACCTACCATACTATAACAACGGACATACGCACCGATACGCTGTAGATAAAGACAATAACAAATTAGACCTATCAAAATTTGTAGAGTTTGCAAATCAAAATAAAATAGGCAAAGACGATTTAGAAAAATTAGTAACAGAGACATACAAAAATATATTAGTTGGAACTAGCGAAGAGTTTGAAGATGGTCCACCATGTCTAGCACTATGTTCAAAGAGAAAGTTAGACGATGGTAGAGATAGGTTCATGTATAATTACATGGTCTTTGCTAAAAAGAAATATAAAGATAAATGGCCAGATCATGTTGCAAAAGCAAACTATAATTATTTAGAAGACCCATGGGATAAAGCTAAATTAGATACCAAGTTAACTGCATGGAAGAAAGATACAGCAGGTCATACGTGTTACGAAGATCCAATACAAAGTAAATGTATGCGTAGTCTATGTTACTCTAGGCCATTCGGTGTCAAATCAGATAGCATCACCATGTTTCCTGATATTACAGACTTTGAGATTATCATGTATGCAGAACCTGAGTACAGGTTTAACGTGGCATTACCAGATGGTACAAAGGCTGGAGTGATAGCAGGTAACAGGCGACTGATAACAAAGCAAACAGAACTATTAGATTTGATATGGGAGCAAACTGGTATCTACCATGAGCCACTAAAAGCAAAAGACTTTAGAGCAAAGCTAACAGAGATTAGAAAGAACTCTGTTAAGATATCACCACCTGCAGGCACACAGATAGAAGATAGATTAAGAGAAGAGTTATATCAATATTGTGTCAACGGGCCAAGAGCTAAACAAAGAATACAGATAAATAGTGGGTCATGTCTAACAGAAGAGGGTTATCATTACTTTAGATTTAATTCTTTTATAGATCATCTAGGTGCAAGTTGGAAAATACCAGAGGAGAGAATAGCACAAAAACTAAAAGACAAGTGCGGTGTAGAGTTTAATCACTCTTTAAACGTAGATAATAAAACTGTTAAAGTATGTAGATTAGAACAGATGCATATAGATAAAATAGAATACAAACCAGTAGAAAGAAAAGGCGATAACTACTAATGAGATATAAAGTTGTAGGTCCACCGGGCACAGGTAAAACTAGAAGACTGTTAAATAATGTACAAAGATATTCTGACATAGGTGTGCCTTTAAATAAAATAGGTTACTTTGCATTCACTCGTAAAGCTGCAGGTGAGGCAAGAGATAGATTCTTAAAAGTAAAAACAGAACTTACAAAGAAAGATATAAGATACTTTCAAACACTACACTCTTTGGCATTTAATACTCTTGGCCTCAAAGAAGAAAACGTCATGCAAGAACTAAACTATAAAGTAATAGGTGAGACATGTGGCATACAAATAAAGTATGCATCATATGAAACCAATAACTGGAATGGTATCTTTTCATCTGACAGTGAATATTTAAGCATGATAAACCTTGCAAGAGTTAGAGAGATATCCGTCATGGATCAATTAGATAGAAACGAACACCTATCAAGAATAGAACGAGATAAACTAGATGCCATAGAACAAGAGATAAATAGCTATAAAAAAGTATTTGGTCTGATTGATTTTACTGACATGATACAAAAGTTTTTAGATAAAGGTGTTTCACCTAAGTTTGATGTTATCTTTGTAGATGAGGCGCAGGATCTATCTTTAATACAATGGTCTATGATAAAAAAGATTGAGAAAGATACAAATTGTGATGTATGGGTTGCAGGAGATGATGACCAAGCTATCTTTGGTTGGGCTGGTGCAGATGTAGATTCTTTTATAAACTGGGAGGCGCAGGAGATACCCCTAAAACAATCAGAAAGAGTGCCAACTATTATACAGAAAAAAGCATTAGATGTCATTGATAGAATACAAGAAAATAGGATTGACAAAGAGTATTTTCCAAAGGCTGAATCTGGAGAAATTTTTGAAAGATATAAACTATCTGACATAGACATGTCGAAAGGTGACTGGTTAATTTTAACAAGAACTAAATCATTATTAAAACCTGTTATTACTTTTTTAAAAAAGAAAGGTTTCTTTTTTAATACTGCACAGGGTAATAGTATAGGTAAGAGTTTATACGAAGACATACAGAACTGGTCTAAGTTACAAAAAAAGATAGAGTTACCAGAGATACAAGTACAAAGAATTAGAGAAAGAATAGAGGGTTCAATGAACTTATCTTTAAAATGGTATGATGTATT